AACCACAGGGGATTGAAACAGCGTTACTGGCAGAAGGAAGCACGCCACAGGTTGTTTCTTACGATCCAGAAGCGACTACCGCCGATCCTATGAGCTATGAAGATTTTACCCTGGCAATCAGCAAGATTCATTCAAGCTATTTGGCAGGCTGTAATATTTACGCCAACAATGCCACAATCTGGACCCAACTGGCAAATCTGGTGGACGGACAGGGTAGACCTTTATTTATTCCTGACGTGACCGCTGGCGGAGTTGGTCGGATGTTTGGTTTAGTTGTTAAGCCGGATGCCGGCGTCACCAATGGATCTGTAATTATCGGGAACCCAGGATCTGGCTATATCATGAACACCAACGAGCCTATGAGCGTAGCTACAGAAGAACATGTTAAGGCCCGTACTGTTGATTATGCTGCTTACACCATCGTTGATGGCGCGGTACTGGATACAAAAGCTTTTGCGCTGATCCGAAATACCCCCGGCGCCTGATGTGAGGTAGCAAATGAAAGTAAGGGCATTAAAATTATTTAATGACTTACAATCAGGTACTTTGCGGATGCCAGGCGAAGAATTTGAAGTTACTAAGCGAAGGGTGAGCCAATTAAACGCTCATCCTTCAGGTAATTTAGTGGAAGTCATTGAAAAAGAAAAGCCTGAAAAGGTGGTGTAGAACATGGCATTAATAAACGACGTCAAACAATCGTTGAGAATAACCAACACCGCCATGGACGCAGAGATTCAGGATCTGATTGATAGTGCAAAAGCTGATTTGAAATTAAGCGGTGTTCTGGCAACAAAGATAATTGACACGGATATGCTGATAAAAAGGGCTGTGACACTGTACTGCAAGGCTAGTTTTGGTTTAGATAATCCAGATAGCGAGAAATATCAAGCCAGTTATTTAAGCCTTAAAACGCATCTATGCTTGTCTCGGGAATATACGGTGGCAGTCTAATGTGGAAAGATATATGTTATCCGGGTGTTATCTCAGAAACAGAAAATGCACTGGGTGAAAAAATAGAAACAATCACTTATCCAAGTTATGTATTTTGTGACAAGCGATCAGTCACCCGGTCAGAGTTTTACCAGGCGGCGACAACCGATTATAAGCCGGAGATTATCTTGAAGCTTAAAATCATTGATTACGCTGGGCAGAAATATATTAAGTTAAATAACGATTTGTATACGGTAGTCAGAACGTATGAAGCATCATCAGAGGATATAGAAATAACGCTGGAAAGAGGTATAGCACATGGCAATACCTAAGAGTGTCACAAAGATCATTAAAAAAGATGGTAAAAATGAAGTGACCTTTACTTCCAACGTTGACAGGGTTAACTATACGCTAAATGAACTCACACGGGCAGCTCTGCGAGACTCGGGAAAATTTATCGTAAAGATGTTTAAGGACGATTATTACAGTTTTTTTGATAAGCAAACTGGAAGAGTTGGCAAGTATGCTCAATACTGGGTCAGGAAAAAAGAAAATGATCTACAAGTGGGAATCAAGCCCAATGCATTTTATGGTGGATTCCAGGAAAAGGGAACTGAAAAACAACCTGCTCTCGGAATGCTGACTCATGCGGCAGAGGATAATATTGCGGAGATCGTGAGAATACAATCACAGTATCTATCTGCTTTAGAGTCTGAAGCAGAAGCCTTGGCGCTGATTGATGAAGAGGAATATGAAGGTAACGCCGATGAGTAGTCCAACAGTAACATTAATATCAAAAATAGTGAGTATCTTGAGAACCGTTCACAGCGGTTCTTTTTATTTAAAGGCAAGTAATACGGTCCCTTATCCGTATATCACATTTAAAATATCAGAAATTGGGGACAGTATGAAGCTGGAATTGGATTATTGGACAAACTCTAAAGATTCGACATCTCTGGAAACACTTGCTGACAGCATCTATGCAAAGCTTCACAAATATACTGAGACAAACAGCGATCTCAGTATCACGATATATAAAAATGGAAACAGACAGCGTCTTGATGAAGATTCGATTCAACGGATAAATGAAACATATGAGATCCGTTATTATGGAAA